AAGGAAGTACTGCAGCCACGGGTGTTACATTGCTGACCGGTTTGGCGGTAAACAGCATCCGGCTTGCCCGGAAGACGTTCAAAATTGATGCGGTTTTCGTCAAATATATAGTTGACTTTATCTCGGTTCAGAGTGATGTATAGTCACTGAAGGGAGGGGTATCATGCCGAAACTGATACGAATGGACCTGGGCATACCGGCCTTGCCGACGATGAAAAAAGTCGCCGCCTATGCCCGTGTGTCTGTGGAATCGGAAACCATGAGACACTCTCTTTCCGCACAGATAAGCTACTACAGTTCCCTGATTCAGAAGAACCCTGACTGGCAGTACGCAGGTGTGTTCGCAGATTACGGAATCAGCGGAACAAGGATAAATAAGCGGGATGAATTCCAGCGTATGATCGAAGCCGCCGATAAAGGCGAGATTGACATCATCCTCACGAAGTCCATCCAGCGTTTTGCCAGGAACACGGTAGACCTGCTTGTTACGGTACGGCATCTGAAGGACATCGGTGTGGAAGTGCGGTTCGACCGGGAACACCTCAGTTCCATGAGCAGTGATGGGGAACTGATGCTGACCATCCTCGCGTCCTTTGCGCAGGAAGAAAGCCGCAGCATCTCGGATAACTGCAAATGGAGCATCCGGAAGCGGTTACAAAATGGTATCCCTAACGGGCGCTTCCGGGTCTACGGCTACCGTTGGGAAGGGGACGAGCTGGTCATCGTACCGGAAGAAGCGGAAGTGGTGCGGTGGATATATCTGAATTTCCTGTTGGGGAAATCAAGGCTGGAAACGGAAAAGGAACTCGCCGCCGAGGGCATCACCACACGGAGCGGTAACCGCTGGGTGGATTCCAATATCAGGCAGATCCTCACAAACGTGACCTACACGGGAAACCTTCTGCTGCAGAAGTCTTTTATAGCCGACCCCATCACCAAGCGCAGGAAAAAGAACCGGGGCGAGCTGCCACAGTACTATGTTGAGAATTCGCATCCCGCCATCATTGATAAAGCGACCTTTGATTATGTGCAGGAAGAGATAGCAAGGCGCAGAGGGTTGGGAGCGCTGGCGAACAAGAGCCTTAACACCAGCTGCTTTACCGGGAAAATAAAATGCCCATACTGCGGTAAGAATTATTACCATCGTACACGCAGGGACAAAGGTTTCCGTGAAATATGGGTATGCGGTTCGGCGGGAATGAAGAACCACAAATGTCCCGTGGGTGGCAGCATCAACCAGGAAAAGCTGAAACATGCCTGCGCCATGGTACTTGGTTTGGATGCATTTGACGAGACGGCCTTTCAGGAAAACATGGACTTCATCAGTGTGCCGGCGCGGAACGTGCTGGAGTTCCATCTGAAGGACGGACGAATCGTTACGACGGAGCTTACGAGCACCAGCCCGAAGGAATGCTGGACGCCGGAGTATCGGGCCATGATGTGTGAGAAACGCAGGCAGAAATCCTATTGCAAAGGGGCGACTGTTCTAACCAACAAAATCAGATGCGCACATTGCGGATGCAACTTCCGGCGATGTACCAGCACATCAGCGGGTGGCAAGGCGCATCATTGGCGGTGCGCAGATCACAACGGGTGCGGCCTTAAAGGTTTCCGGGAAGACTGGCTGAAAGCGTTTATAGCGGAGACGTTGGGACTACCCGAATTTGATGATACAGTATTTGACGCTCAGATAGACCATATCGATGTGATTTCAGAAACGAAGATGCTTTTCTGCTTTAAAGACGGCCGGATGGTTGGCCGGACATGGGAAAAGCCGAAGAGGGTCAACATGCCCTGGACGGAAGAAAGACGGCGTAAGGTAAGTCAACGAATGACACAATTACGGAAGGAGAGAAAAGTATGGCGGAAAGAAAAATAACGGCGATACCGGCAACCATCAGCCGGATTGCCCCGGTACCGATGAAAGCATTTAGGAAGCGCCGGGTAGCGGGGTATGCCCGCGTATCGACCGATCATGAAGAACAGGCTACCAGCTATGAGGCCCAGGTTGATTACTATACGAACTACATTAAGAGCCGGAATGATTGGGAGTTTGTCAAAGTATATACGGATGATGGTATAACGGCTACCAATACCAAAAGGCGTGAGGGTTTTAAGAACATGGTCAAGGACGCCCTGGCCGGGAAGATTGACCTGATCGTGACCAAGAGCGTGAGCCGGTTTGCCCGGAATACGGTGGACAGCCTGACAACGGTACGGAAGCTGAAGGACAAGGGCATCGAGATTTATTTTGAAAAGGAAAACATCTGGACGCTTGACTCCAAGGGTGAGTTGCTCATCACCATCATGTCCAGCCTTGCCCAGGAAGAAAGTCGGTCGATTTCCGAGAACGTGACCTGGGGGAAACACAAGCAGGCGGCAGACGGAAAGGTTAGCTTCGCCTATGGGAGCTTTCTCGGTTTGGACAAAGACCCGGTGACCGGCAAGCTGGTAATCAATCCTGAACAGGCAGAAATCGTGCGTATGATTTTCCGAATGTTCCTTGAGGGGATGACGCCGCATTCCATCGCCAAGGAACTTACAATCCGGGGTATCAAAACACCTACGGGCAGAGAAAATTGGCACCAGACGACAGTAAAGAGCATACTTAGTAATGAAAAGTATAAAGGGGATGTCCTTTTGCAGAAGGAGTTCACGGTAGACTTCCTGCAGAAGAAAGTAAAGAAAAACGAAGGCGAAGTACCGCAGTACTATATCCAAGGCAACCACGACGCGATCATCAGCCCGGAGGTGTTCGATCTGGTGCAGGCCGAAATTGCCAAGCGGCTGAACGGACCTACACGGTATAGCGGGCTGACCATCTTTTCCTGCAAGATAAAATGTGCAGACTGCGGATGTTGGTACGGCAAGAAGATATGGCACAGCAATGACAAGTACCGCAAGTTCGTCTACCGCTGCAATCATAAATATAAAGGAAAAAAGTGCGAAACACCATTTGTTTTGGAGGAGGAAATCCAGGCGGCGTTCGTATCGGCCTACAATAAACTGATGGCAGGAAAAAAGCAAGTCCTCGCCAATGCGGAGATGATCCGTAAAACGGTTTGCGAAACGGAAGCTCTGAAAGAAGAGAAAGACAGGCTGGCGGAACAGATGTCGGTACTTGCGGGGATGATGCAGAAAATCGCGGCAGCGAACGCCCACGTTGCTCAGGACCAGGATGAGTACCGGAATCACTACAATGAACTGGTGAAGCAGTATGATGAAACGAAGGAACGGTATGATAAAGTGGTGGTCGATATTTCCGATAAGGAAATGCGGCGCGTTACGCTGGTGCACTTCACTAAAGAACTGAAAGCGCTGCATGGGCCTATCCATGTATTTGACTGCGGCCTTTGGACCAGTCTGGTCGACTTCGTAACGGTTAGCAGGAACAAGGAGATTACGGTTACATTCAAAGATGGTACTGAAATAGTGGCATAAGCATTATACAGAAATCCCTGCCCGTCGCTAATACACTGATTAGCGGTGGGCAGGGATTATTTTTTCAAATATTAAGTTTGTACCTTGCGAAGTGGTAAACTTGTATGATAATATGAATCAACGATAAAATAAAATCTTAATAAATAACTAAATTTAATAATATTCAAAATATTAATTTATGTGGGAGAATAGACAAGAGAGGAGAAGGGCTGATGTTCCAATGGCTTAGTAACTATAATTACGACTTTGCCCTCGCTGCCATTCCCATCCAAATACTGTTATTGATTTTTTATTGTTCCAGAAGGAATCTGCCCGTTCGCGCCAGTTACAGCTTCCTGTGGGTGATGCTGGCAAATTTGGCGATGACGGCCTTTGATTTGATTTCCTGCGAAATGAATGAAATCTGGACAGAGTACCCGCTTTGGCTGATGTATGTTGTCAACCAGGGTTACTTTCTGGGTTTTATTATCCGGGGCTGGGCGCTGTATGACTACACAGCCGAAGAATGTCAGGGCTATAGCGCATTGGGAAAATATCTGGCCACACTGGCAAATGTTCCGGCAGCTTTTGCGGTGCTTCTGACTCTCTCCACACCGTGGACGGCCACAATATTTCACTTTGCATCGGATAAGGGATACTACAACTGCTACATGTATCCCATCATTTATTTCTGTACGTATTTTTATATTGCTATGTCGCTTCTATGCGTTGTTTTACGATGGAAACAAATTGACAGGCGACTGAAGATGAGCATGCTGGGGTACAACACGGTCCTGATTGCCGGTATCGTACTCCGAAAACAGTTTATCAACACGCTGGTCACCAGTTATTTCAGCATCCTGGCCATCCTTGTGATATATCTGTCTGCCCAGAATCCGGATTTGTACCGGGACAAGCAGACGCATCTTTTCAATAAGGATGCGTTTGATAAAATCGGCGCGGAGTTTCTGCGCAAACGGATCCCGTTTCACTGCATCGTTGTGAAAGCAGATAACTACGCATCGGCGAAAGTGCTGTACGGTTACCAGCAGATAGAGCGTACTATAGGCCTTATCGGACAATGGATGAACGCAACCTTCCGAAACTATTATGTATTTTATCACGGTCATGGGGAGTTCCTGTTGCTTCGTAAAGGAAACGCGGAAGATGACGGGGCGCAGATTATCCATGAACTGTACCAGCGGTTTGAACATCC